GTAACAGCTGGCAGCATCTAGCTCACCTTCAGTAACAACAATACGTTTACCGCTACTAGGAAACAAATGCTGAGCAAATAGGGTATCAGTGGAAACTCCGTCATAGGTGAAATCTTTTTGTTTGTTTTTTACTTTGACTCCTTTAAGAACTCCATCGCTTGTAAAATATGGGAAGCGTAAAGTGTTTCCGTCTCGGTAAATCCTATAGAATTGATTAGTTTTTTCCGAGATTCCTCGTTTATGCAGCCGTTCGGCTGATCCCGTAAGAGTAACGGTCTTGGACATTTGTTCACTGTGAATAACGTCATTATCTCCTGGTGTTCTGTCATGACAGACAAAACAAAAGGTGTGCCCATCAGAGTATAAACTATTACCATCTGATGAGCCACAATTTCCGCAAGGTATATGCCTTACGAACTCGCTTTCGGTCATCTTTCAATCAACCAATCGAGTGGAATGTTTTTAAATGAGGTCCAAGGTATATCTAATTTCTCACACCATTGGGCATAAGTTGTCTTGGACCGTTTTGAAATAGTGTTGAATGGTGCTTGAAAGACCATCCTTAGATCTATATCTGGATTGTCTTTCTTTACTTGTTTAATCTTACGCCTATCAGCAGCATCCCAGTATCCTTTACATTCTAAAATAACAGAATTAGGGAGTACAAAATCAGGTGTGTAATTGTGCTGAATAACATAAGAGATCTTTTTCGTTTCGTATTCATACTTAACATCTAGGTGAAAGAGAAGATCAGCAACCTTCTCTTCCAACTTAGATCTAAATTTAGAAGTCTTCTTCTTCGGCATCTGTGGATGGTGTGACATTTGGGTCACTTGTTTTAAAACCAGATGTATTACCAAATAGTTCAGCTACTTCCGTAGCGTCTAAATCTCCAGTATCTACACCAGCTTGTCCGTTCACTGTGACAACCTGTACACCAACCAACTTAAGAGAACTACCATAGGTAACTCCATCGCGGAGAATGTAAGGCTTCTGATAGAAACCCAATTTAACAGTAGATCCGCCATATAAAGGTGTCTTTTCATCAGTTACAGGTGTACCCTCCGTATCTACAACAGGTGGACGATTATCTTTATTCCAAGAGAATTTGATTTTATACTTACCCTCTGAGACTTCTTCCCATGGCTCAGGCTTGAGCGTGGATCTCTTAGGGTTCTTCAGTTTAGATTCAGCCCACTTGAGTACATCAGCTCTCTCAGCATCTAGTGTGTTGATGATATCTTCACAAACTACAGCGGCCAGAGAATAACCAAACTTACTAGGTGCAAGTATGGCTTGAAATCCTTCAAGGGTTACAGGGTTTTCAGTTTTGTGGATAGTCCTAGCCACCTGTCAAAGCCTCCTCAAGTGATTGAGGTTCTTGTTGTTCATCAACACCAGGAGGTTGATGGTCACTAGGCATAGTATCTAAAGCTAACTCCATTTGATCAAGGTCTTTACCAACCTTGTTAGAAGGTGCAATTTGTTTTGCTAAGTTTGCACGATAGGCAGTTAGTTCATCAATACGGTTATCAATAACACGTAGTTGATTTTCTTTCAGCTCTCTTTCTGCTTGTTGTAATCTCTCTTCAGAGACCACTACTACCCTAGTAGGTGAGAAGAAGCTGTCAAATAATGTGTACATTTAACAGAAAAAATAAGTGGATTCAATTACGGAGTCCGGGTCAAGGTCTCCTATAATCGGTGGTTTAGACTCTGCTCCTATTTGAGAAGCGAAGTCAGTTAAGTAATTTTGTTTAGCAAGATTCATGTAAGTTTCCCTTACTAAACTAGACAGCATAGACATATCTGTAGCTCTACATAGTACACTATCGTGTATTAAAGCTATAGGTTTATCAAATCTAGTTACACTTAAATGTAACAGGCTCGCATCGAGACTATGAATTAAATTAGGTGCTGTTGCAGCTTTATGTCTCTGCTTATCTACTTTATTAGAATCATCAGTAGCTACTCTTAACTCGCAATCACCTAATAATTGAAGCTTCAAACGTACAACGTTTTTCTTCATTATCTTTTGTTTAACTACAAAACCAGATGGTGTGATCCATTCTAATTCTGTAATACCACGGTTAATAGCTTTGCTTACTTGTGACTCTATCCATTTCATAACAGCCATAGGGCCAGGACATACATGATATAGAGCATCTCTAACAGCAGTAACTGTTTCACCTAACTCCTTAGACTCAGGGAAATACTCTTTCTCTCTTAGTGCATCCTTAATATATGTTCTATTTGAATATGGTTTAGCGTTGTAAGGTATTGTCATGACGGTTCTTTTGACCGTCTTCCTATCCATATAAGGTTGTACAGCTTCAGGGCAATTAGGTTTTGCTACATCAGCTACTATTTTATATGCGTCTTTTGGCCTATCAGAGGGTACCACATTGACGAGTTGTGCTGTACTTCTATCCTTAGCTAATAAAGCTAGGATCTGTAGACCACTACATGTAGCATCTGTGGCTACACATAAACCAGTTGTCTTCCGACATTGTGTAATGACACAAGCATAATACTCTTCACAACTAGCTAAAAACTGCCATGGTTCTTCCGCAGCCTCCCAGTCACCAAGGTTATCAATAGGATCCTCAGCTACTCTGGTAATCAACGGAATATTATCAAGTGTCCAAGCTAACCGTTCAGCGATAGTTGATTTATCGAGACCATATGTGGTAGCACATTGGAAAGACAACCAATCTTCAGCTTCAACAGTGTAACTTGATTCATCAGCAAATCTAATGAGTGACTTACCGAAGTCGGTATCCTGTGGAGTAAGAAATGCGGGAATAGGATAAGCCCTACCTCGATAATCAAAAGACCAAGGTATATAAAACCTCTCTTTATCATAAAACCTCCTCACTGCCTCCATAGTCATCCTAGTTCGACATGAACGTCTGAATGCATTAGCGTTGATGTTCTCAGCCTCTGCACGTCCTCTCCGGTACCTCTTACGAGCTTCCTTGTTCTCTGCGATGTCAACTGGTTTAGGTGGGATAGGTATTTCAATGATAGGAATAAACTTCCCAACACTTATACCTTTCTCTTGTAACTCTCTCGCAACGTTCACTGTGAAAGGGTTTAGGGTATAGCCAACCTTCTGAATTTGATTTAAAAACTCGAAAGGTTTTTCTCCCTGTATACACCCCACTTGTCCACGCCTGACCATATCGTTGCCACGCATCACCTCATTGAGTAAATAACCCCCTGGTCTATGTGGTTCCCAATCGTTCGGTTCAATGAGCATTGGCCATGATAAGGGAGCAAATAACTCACTCTCTTTAATGACTCGATCTTTGATTTCTATAAACTCAGCAGTAGGTACTACATAGTTAACCCTACGTCGTCCCTCTTGCCTCATATCCTTATAGAACCAACCACTAGTCTCCATAATGCAGTCTAGTAACCATGCTCCTAACTTAACCCTATTAGCTCTACCCCATGCTTGCCACTTCTCAACATCGTATCGATTCATTAATGTTTGAATCACTACAATCTTTTGATGTGTACCACATGACTTATGCCAATAGTTTTGTTTAAGAACATTCAATAAACCTGGGGCACAATTCTCATAGTGCCTCATCTGGCATTCATCTTCAACAGCATGTCCGATTGCATCACACACATTAACTAAAGCATTACTTCCTTCCTTGTAACTAAATACTTTATCAAAGGTAAGCTTACATGCTATAGCAGCTGAGGCTAAAGGTTCTAACTTAGATACGTAGTCCTTAATGAGTTGAAATTGGTGACCTGTACCACGTGTTAACCTATCATGTGTAGTTTCTTCAATGCGATCGACCACAACTGGCAATAAAGTATCAATAGAATGAATACCGTAAACAGTGGCTGAGGCATAGCTCTTTTCTTCTAAGCTGTTGGTGTTGTCACGTAATCGTTTAAGTCCTTGAGCAATTTGATCTCGCTCTAGTTGGACTTGTTCATCAATTTGTGACGGTGTGGGCATAGTCGTATACCTCGTCGTTGATTTGATCTATTAAGAGATCTCTAATCTCTTGGTAATGAGGGTGATCTAATGGAATCAAGTCTAATGCTTGCTTCTCATAAGATACTATATCATCAAGCGAGCGGGTCGTCATAATCTTCTAGCAAATGTTGAGGTTCTAAGTGATGCATGGTAGCACCACTGATTGCGGTTATAGTACTTACTCCCTTGTTCATGATAGCAGTAACTTTCTTCTTAGCAGCATGTTCACGTGAATAAACATACTCCTTAATCTTACCTGTTGTATGATCTTCTTCACGAATTAAACATACCACGGATGATGGTACCTCCCAACCTTCTATCTTCCAATCCATAAATTGTTCGAATGGTAAGGAATCAAAGTAATCAGCTGGTGTTTCGTTATACGCTTCCCAATTATTAGGAAAGTATTTCTTTTTTTTAGACATCTTTAATAGGGATAACGTCAACTAGATAATCATCATGAAGACAAGCTTCTTCATAAGCGTCATAAGCGGCTTCATAAACATCATACCCTGAATTGAGTATGATATCTCTACCACTCTCGAAAATTACATGATACTTCATGTTCACTGTGAATAAAGTTTACGAATAAGAACCTTAGTTCTTTTCTTGGCTGAGCGTAGAGCCTGAGGTTTCAGGGTACGCTTAGCTTCTTTCTTTGAATGATGTTGCCAATTAGGTGTCACTTACTACACCTCCATGATGTTCATCATTCGTTGGCCTATCTTCCACAAGATGATAGGTACTTGATGTAACTTTAACTACATCCTTGATTTTATCAACAAGTGGAAAGATTAATCCACGAGGATCATCAGGTGTAGTAAAGGTTAGTGTAACTTTGTAATTGGACACTGTAATCCTCGTAAAGAATATGGCGACGATAGTCGTCACCTAAGGGATGGTGAGTCCCTCAGTAAATCCCCGAAGGGACTTAGAGAGAGATTCAAAGATAAGTTTGAAGATATATCTCTTTGTAAAGAGGTTCAACCTTATCTAATAAATAGAGAAGATACTCTACATCTTCAAGAGTTAATTTAAGTTCAATCACCTTTAGTCAGCTCCTGATAACGTTGAACAACATACTCATGTGCTTCTAATACATGTGGCTTTACTTTGTTAAACAAGTTAACATGAACGTCCCATGTTTCCTTCAGCTCTACATTATGTATGTACCAACGATTACGTGCGTCCTTGATATAGGATGCTGCACTAATAACTGGTACTTCATCAAGATGTGAAGGAATTATGATAGGTTCCTTGTGAGTAAAGTCACGCTGCTTAGTAATAACGACAGGTAATTGCTCTTCGCTAGTCTTTCGAACTGGCTTAGGTTGTAGCTTTGGTGTTGCTGTCATAATAAACAGTGAGTGAACAATAGGGACGTGAATCC